GGGGAGAATCGTGCCGCTCGCGCCCGGCACCATCACTTCCGGCCCGCGCTCGCCCACCACATACGGGCTGCCTGCGCGCACCGGTCCACCTGCGGCTTTGAAGCCGAGCGCGCCTTTGAGAAATGTCGTTACGCCGCCCATAAATCCACCCGCGACGTTTCCGGTCGCGAGATTGAATATTCCTGCCACCGCCGCCTGCATGGCCATGCGCTGCAGCATGTCGGAGAAGCCGTCCACAATGTTGTCGAATACGTTCCCGCTGCGCCGCTGCATATCATACAGCATCCCGCCCCACATGCTGCCGAATCTGAGTATCGCCTGTTCGTTTTCGTTCTGCAGACGTTCGAGGTGATCGCGTTCGAGGAGTTCGATATCGCCGTGGAGGACCTGACGCGCCAGCCTTTTCCGCTCGTCGTGTTCATCCAGCATGCCAAACTCGTCCTCGAACCACAGGTTGAGGAGTTCCTTCTGCTGCTCGATGCCGGTGTAGTCGAGCATGATCCGGTTTTCCATGCTCCGGAGCCACAGGTCGTGGCGCTGATTTTGGAAATTCTCGTCGGCCCTGATGATACCAGCGTAGATGTCGTCCCATTCCCCCGCGCCCAGATCGAGTCCCCCGGGCAGCGCCGGCGTCATGACCGCCAGCGTTTTCAGTTTCGCGACCGCCTTGTCAATGGATTCGTTATCAACCGGCAATATCGTTTTGAGATCGGTTCCGAGATCAAAACTTGCGCTGGCTCCGCGCTGCCCGCTCGCTGATCCCCCGCCGAAAGGATCGCCGCCGCCTGTTAGACGGTCCATGAACCGCATGCTCAACGGCGACCCTTTATCCTTACTGACAAGCGCCTCTTTCGCCGCCACAACACCCCACAGCGCGGAAGACAACACCGCGAGTTTCGTGGCATGCGTCGCCAGGAACGCCCCGCCGATCGCAATGCCGATCACGTCCTTGTGTTCGGCGAGCGAGTCGAGACCGTCCTTGATTCCGTTCAGCTTGTCCTTGATTTCGAGACGGATGAATTCCCTGTTCTGCGCCACCCATTCAGCCGTCGCGGTTGCGCCATCGGTCAGCATCGGAATCAGGTCGATCGCCAGTGTTCGCCCAAGTCCGCCCGCGGCGCTCTTGAGGTCCGTGAGCGAATCATTGAACGCCGCCGCCTGTTTCGATTCGAGGGTTGTCCATTCACCGCCGAGTTCCCTGTTCTTCCGAATTAGCTCCTCGATACCGTCGCGGCCCTCTTTGAGCATGGGAATCAGTGACGCACCAGCTTTCGCGCCGAATATTTCCATCGCGTATGCGGCCTTGAGCGTTTCGTCATCGATTCCTGACAGCTTATCCGCCACATCGAGCAGCACATCCGTCGTGCCGCGCATCTCGCCGTTCGCGCCACGCACCGATATGCCGAGCTCATCGAATGTGGCCCTCGATTCGCCGGTCCCGCGCGAGACATCGAGCATCTGATTCGTGAGGTATTTGAGCGACTTCTCGACCGCCTCGATGTTCGTGCCGGTTATATTCGCCGCGTAGGACAATCCCGACAGTTCCTCCACCGCTATCCCCGTCCGGAGGGACATCTTGTCGAACTGGTCGCCGGTATTGGCCGTCTGCTGGATAAGTCGGCCCATGCCTGCTGCGCTGACCAGCGCGGTAATCGGCCCCATGAGATTGATGAACTTGCGTTCGAGATTATTGATGCCGCTCGTCGCGCTCATGAAGGCTTGTTTCGTGCGGTCTTCCGCGCTTATGGTGAACTTCGCCGTCGATCTCGCCATGATTTATAGTCTCGCGCCCTCGCTGCCGTACGTGTTTAGCCACCAGATGTAGCCGTATAACTGCGCCAGCGGAATCTCCCGAACCTCGTCCAGCGTCTTGCCGAGCCGTACGCTGACCCGGTACAACATCTGCAGGCCCGGGGATTCCGTTACTATTTTCCCGCGGCGTCGATCCCGTCGACGTTGTCAATGGCGCCGTCGTCGGTGAACAGCGACTCCATGTCCTCGTTGATGCGCCTTGCGATTTTGAGTATGAGCGCCGGCGGAAACCCGCGCATGATGTCCTGACGTTCGTTGATGAAAATGCGTCGTCCGTCCGCGTCCTTCGCCCTGACATCGATGGACATGGCCGCGCGCTCGATTGCATCGGCGATCCCGATGATGCGCTGCAGCTCCTTCGTCGTTATCGGGTATACGTGTATGACAAGCGGTTTGCCGCGCTCGCCCAGTTCCGGCACCTCGAAGGTTCGAACTTTGCCCTCCAGGTCCGCCTTGAGCGCTTCCGCCCGCTCGATCAGGTCCCTGCTCATAGTATATCTCCTTCCGTATTGCTGTTTTTTATGTGCACGTTTCGCCCCTCCGCTTTTCTTTCCTCTGCTTTTTAATCCCCCCTGACAGGGGGGATGTCCGTAGGACAGGGGGGTAATCTAATCGGGGGGGGGTAATTACGTTGATATCACGCTCTCCGTGAGCACCCCGCCATACTCGAATTCAACCTTCGTCATGCCCTGCGTCCCGCCCGACAGGCTCATCCGCTTGATCAGCACCGATCCGGCGAACTTGACGTTGCCGTTGGTCGTGCCGGTCGGGTAGAGCGTGAGGTTGATCGTTGATCCCGCCCGCAGTAACTTCTGTCCGGTCGAGTCGCCGGGGTACCAGTGGCAGGAGATGCGCCCGCTGCCCATCGGGATGCCTGCCGTTTCGGATGCCCCGGTGTCGCCGAGCTGTGTGTCCTCCTGGGCGCGCGTGTCGATATCGTATGTCCAGTCGGTCACCTCCGCCACTTTGGCCTCATCCTTGTAGACCGACCCTTCCTTGCCGTGATATGTTGCCATCGCCGTTTCCTCTCCGCGGTCAGATGCCGCCGTTTACGGTTTCGTTCCTTCGGTCAGCACCCCGCCGAATTCGAATTCCGCTTTCTCCATACTCTGCGTCCCGCCCGACAGGCTCATCCGCTTGATCAGCACCGATCCGTTGAAGTCGGTTTTTTGGCTCACAAAGCCCTCCGGGTACAGGTGCAGGCTCACCGTTTCGCCCTCCCGCAGCGTTACCTGACCGTTGGTGTCGGTCGGGTCCCACCAGCAGGATATTCGCCCGCTCCCGATCTTGATGCCCGGCGTTTCCGTCCCCGCGGTGTCGCCAAGCTCTGTGTCTTCCAGGGCGCGGCAGTCCTCGTCGTATGTCCAGTCGGTCACCTCCGCCACCTTGGTGGTGTAGGAATAAACCGCGCCGATCTTTCCATGATATGTTGCCATCGATGCCTCCTCTATGAGGTTGTTACCGTATATTATGCCACGATGGTGTCGGGAGCGTCAGCGCTCACCCTGTACCACACCTCGTATTCGATGGATGCCAGCCCGTTCTTCTCGTCCGTTTCGCCCTCGATCTCGATGGATGTGCCGACAAGCTCGAGCTGTTTGACCAGATCGCCGAACGTCGGATCGTCGCGCATCGCCTCCTCCACGAGCAGGCAGAGAGCGTCGAGGGTGTCGTCCACGCCGTCCTTTTCCTTCGCCCTGATTTCAACCGTCACCGTCAGCACGTGGACTTCGAGGCCGTCCAGCGTGTCGAGCTCGTGCTGCACCTCGTCGTTGACAGTCCTGACCGTGGCGTCCGGCATGGTGCGGTGCGGCCTGGTACGGTATCCGTACACCCGCCCGCCGAATTCCGTGATGGCGGAGAGCGTATCGACAATCGCCTCGCGTATCTGCTGTCGCGCGTGTTTGCTCATGCCAGACCCCGCTTTTTCAGACGGTATCTCAGTTCATGGTGGAAGCGGTCGCTGAATACTTTCATGCCCACGCCCCGTATGTTCTTCTCAACAATCCGCGTCACCGTGTCCCGTATCGGCAAACGCATCTCCTTGATCGGGAATCGTTCGCGCCCGAGACGCTTGTACGCTCCGGTGTATTTGCTCGCAGGCATCGTCGCCTTGAATGCCCCGCCGAACGTGTACCGTCCCGCTTTCGCGCCCGCCTTGAGCTGACGGATATTCCCGAGTTCACTCGACTTGAGATCGCTCACCACGCTGAACACACCGGCCTCCCAGTACCGCTTGCTCGCTCTGTCCCGGCGTTGGAAGCGCAGACGGCGACGCATGACCTTCTGCTGCACCTTGAGCTCCGAGGCGCTCTCGCGGATCGCAGCCGTGTGCGCCTGCTTGGCTGCACGGTTCAGTGCCGCGGAGACAGCCTCGGGGACAATCTCGCGTTGCGCAGCGTTGAGGCTCGCCAGCACCCGCTCGACATCCGCCTTGACCGAGAACCTGATACCCATCACGCCCTCTCCAGTACGAGTTTCGTCATGCCGGTGCCGTCCGGCTCGATGTTCGCCACCTCGTAGACCGTCCCGCCGATGGTCAGCCTGTCGTTTTCGAGCAGCGTCAGTTCCGCGACATCCGCGCTCCTGCACAGGAACACCGGAGCGCTTCCGGCGATGCCCAGCGCCTCGGCGTATTCCTC